AGTCCGACAACACCTGTGATTGTCTGATAATTGTTAAGGGCTAATGCCATTTTATGAGTCTCCTCCTAATGCGAGAATATAAGGTGTGATATTGGCAAATAGGCTTCTGTTGTAAGCATCACCAGTAATAGATCCTTCAAGTTGATTAATAATAACTCCTTCACCAATCTTAAAGTTACCTGCTTGATCGGTAGAAGTAAAGATTACCAAACCACCATTCTTATTTACAATTTCATTCTCTGGGATTGCAGTACCACCTCTTTGTGGGAGAGCGGTAAGAGCAGTATTACCAGAACCGATATATTCAAATGCTTGAGATGAAGCAAGTACTCTACTTTGTTTGAAGAATGGAACTGTCGTTCCTACACCAACCGCATAAGGTACATTTTCTGTAAATGTGACCGTAGTGATACCACCAACAACTGGAGTTGCACTGCTGACCACATAGTATGTAGGTAAGACATCAGGGGTACCTGTAGCGGACCCAGTGAAGGTTACAGTCGGTGTTCCGGTATAACCCCTACCATTAGAAATCATGTCTACAGATGTCACAGAACCACCAGTCAGTCGTGCAACACCAGTTGCCTTGACACCCCATGATTCAGAAGGATCAGAGAAAGTAACTGTTGGTGGTGTTGTATAACCAGAACCACCACTTGTAATCTTAACACCTTTAATAGTGTTGTAAATTTCATCGAGATATACAACCTGACCGTCATAAGGTAATGATGTAAATGTTTCTACTTGACCTCCCGAAGAGTATGTGTGTGCTAGGGTCGATACACCCACATATGCTCTAAACTGATTTGCTGCAGGAACAGAATCAACAGTGAAGATACTACCAAATGCACCACTTGGGAATGGAGCAAATGTACTGATACTTACATTACCACCAGTTTGATAGTTATGAACAATCGTTGAAGGACCTACATTTACTTCAAACTCTCTTGCAGAATTAATACCAACTACGTCAAATACGTAATTTACATTACCATTGTTGTCACCAGGTGCAGGTGGGAAGTATGCAGTAGAAACACCACCACCAGAATCACAACTGAATACTAACTGGGAGAAGGTGACACTTGCACCAACATAGAAGTTATTCGCAATACTGGTTGATACTGTCATCACACCAGTTACATTACTATAGTTTGCAGTAGAAATACCGAATGATGTGACGGGAAGTTGTGAGTCACATGTAAATGTCATGTCTCTCATTGTGACCGACATACCAACATTATAACCATGATTGGTTGCTGTTGTAATTGTAGTCAGACCAGTTACATTATCGTATGTTGCATTTGTAATATTAATACTATCAACACCAATATCAATTGGGAATATATTTGACCCAGCAGATGTAAATTCAGTAACAGTTCCGATGAAGTTTGTTGGGCCAATACCATCAGCAACAAGACCCAATCTACCAAAGGAAGAGTTGGAGTTTGTTAGGTCACACTGACCACCGTCAATACAAACAATACTCTGGTCATTGTAGATAGTAAAGATTGAAACTAACTGAGCATAACCTTCATTGGAGACTGAAACACCAATACCACCCTGATTGAGTTGTGTATAAGAGTCAACATTCATTGCTCTGGTATCACCAATAACATGTCTACCATCAATCTTCATGCCAATACTCTTGGAGATGAAGTTTGTACAGTTTCTGATGTATGGACCCTGTGTTACATAGGAGGGTTTGTTGGGGTTGAATGCGATAATTGCTTTACCTTCATTCAATGAACCCGTAAAGGACATATTTTCAACATAATTGCCATTCGCAACATAGATGAGGTCTTCATCAGGGTTTTGTGGAATGATTGAAACTTCTCTTAAACTATCACCAAGAAGTGTGACTTGTTCTGGGAGAATAATTGGATTGTTTTCTGAATAGTTACCAGCAGAAATTCTAATGACAGATGATGCTTCTGCAATCGTAAGAGCAGAACCAACAGTTCTCTTTGCTGTAGAGATGAGATAACCATCATTTTCATCGTTACCATCAGGAGTAACATAGATTTGATTGGTAACAGATACCAGACCAACAACACCAGTCAGGTTTGAACCATCTCCATAGAAGGCTGTAGCACTTACAATACCCGTTGTGGGGTACATTGTAACGGCTGCACCTACCGATGTAATACCAGAGATATAAACATCGCTCAGGAAGGTTGAGAACCCGGTGAAAGTAGAAACACCAGTTACCAGTAAGTCTTTTGTAGTGGTAAGACCAGTAACACCAAGGTTTGCAATTGTTGCAACACCGGTAATATTCAGATTTCTACCAGTAACCTCATCATATACAAGGTCACCAACAACATTTAGATTACCAGCAACATAAAGGTCACCACCAGTCGTCGTAATGCCACCATCAGAAGCAAGTGTGGTGATACCAGAGACTACTAATGAACCAGTCAGTGAAGAAACACCGGTTACAATCAGTTCTTTTGTGGTTGTAACTCCAGTAACACCAAGTGTTGCAATCGTAGAAACACCAGTGACATCAAGGAACTGAGTTGTAGTAACTCCAGTAACACCCAGAGTTGCCACTGTGGCCACTCCAGATACATCCAAGAACTGTGTAGAAGTAAGACCAGTAACACCAAGGTTACCTGTGATTGTAGTTATACCAGACAGTTGAGTTTGATTAGTAACTGTAAGGTTGTTTGGAATGGTTACATTAGTATCAAGACCTACAGTAATTGTAAGACCTGTACCTATAGTATAGATTTCACTAACTTTACCCAGAATATCAAACCTTTCGCCATCAAGGTCAATACTACTGGTACCAATGTTACCACCATATTCTAGTGATACATTACCTGCGGCATTATCAACATAAGCTTTAATTGACTGTTGAGTTGCAAGTGCCTGGTCACTATTTGAAGCAAAGGTATCTTCATCCAGAATGGTAGTAACACCAACTGTTGCACCAGCACCAGTACCTACCTTCAGAGTTGCAATGGTAGAAACACCAGTGACAACCATATTGGCTGCAGTTGTGACCCCAGTAATACGAAGATCTTTATCTATAACTACATTACCACCACTCAGGGTAGTAATACCAGTAACTTTGAGTGAATTTGTATCAACAACACCACCAATGGCACTTGTAGAGATACCAGATAGTCTTGCATATCTGACATCTAGATTTGCCTTGGGGTCAATCCAAGTTGGTGCAGCTGTACCCTGACCTAAAAGAAGATTACCTGTAGGACCAATCGGTAGGAATGCAGTTGCATTTTGTCCTGATTGATAGGGAATTCTACCAGAAGAACCACCCTTTAGATTAGTCGAAATACCTGCACTGTCTGCATAGGAGACATTAATTGCTGCAAGTGATGTCCAAACAGGAGTTCCGGTTCCTTGTGATTGAAGAATTTCTCCAGCTGTACCTGTTGCAGTGAATGCAGTATCATTTGGACCAGCCTGATACAAGATAGCACCAGCTGCTCCACCTTTTACATCAGTTGCAAGACCAGAATTAGTTGAATACCCAGAAACTACAACTCCATTTGCTGAGATTGTAAGTTTTCCCTTACCAGATAGTGGTGAAATCTGGATACCAGGACCAGGTTGAATTTCAGTTACAATACCTGTTAGATTTACTCCATCACCAAAATAAGTTGCGTTGGTGATAATACCGGCAGTGGTGATACCAGTAAGACTTGAATTGAATAATGATGCACTATTAGTTGCATTAATAAACTTGGCGGTTAGTGCTCCACCAACCAGAACATTGTTCGTTACCCCAATACCCAGTGCGGTAAGTATTCCAGTAACAGTAAAATTTCCACTTACAGTAGAAGGACCTACAATAATAGGACCACTGTTATTGAACCTATTGGCTATCTTGTCGGCCCTAAGTAAAGACATTATCTATAATGTTTTATCCGTTGTTTTTATTTATACATGAACATATAAATATTTTTCAGGTATGATAATATATCATGAAAAAAGGTGAATTTTGTCCGTTAATTCAGAAGAAGTGTGTTGAACATAAATGTGCCTGGTATACATGTGTAAGAGGAACAAATCCTAATACTGGGGAAGAAATTGATGATTGGCGTTGTGCGGTATCATGGATGCCTATGATGACAGTCGAGATTGCACAAAAGTCAAATCAAACTGGAGCTGCTGTAGAAAGTTTCAGAAACGAAGTAGTAGAAGCAAATCATCAAAATCAACAACTTTACGCTCATGCCCTTCAGCAGGGAATTAATGTTGCTCAAATAACACCAATTAACCCCCCTATGATAGGGGGTGAATAAGAGTATTTAGTCCTTCCTACAGACAATCACATCAATATATTGGACTCTGAAGTCCATATTTGCGGAAGAAGAGCCCTCATTAGAGATACTGATATTGTGATTGTGGTTAGCGCTTATCCCATCCGTATTGAAACTATGGCTGTGATTACCAGTGTTATTTCCAGTACTGAAAGGATGACCGTGGTCTGCTCCTGCCCCTCTAGTATTTTGTGGTGAGTAACTTACACCACCTCTACCAACACCAATATCATCAACAGCGTTTCTGTCACCACTCTTGTATCCGGCTCTTTGTTTACCTACATTAGTCACAAATTGACCACTGGCACCACCAGAATTCATAACATGATTGTGTTGGCGGTTTGCATTTCCAGTATTTCCATTATGTGTGTGATTAGCACTTTGATTTCCAGTATTTCCACTATGAGTATGATTATTACTCTGGTCACTGGCTGAACCATTGTGATTATGTGCCTTGAGTGGAACACTTCTCTCAGAGAATGCACTAGTAAATGAATTAGTACCACCAGAACCACCACCAGAACCAGAAACAACACGCAATGTTTTGTTATTATCTGTAGTCAATTTTGTCCAACCAGTAGGTGCAGATGCCTGATAGAACAACATTTTCGAACCAGGAGGAATCAGATTTCCTACTGCATCATATAGTTTCTTAAACGCTCCAACACTTGGAGGTTGAACAGTTGAAGTACTTGTCGGTGGGTATGCATTCTGAACTATAACTGCACCTTGAATTGCAGTTGTAGCAGAAGGAAGTCTTGCAGGAGAAATTGTACCTGTCGTAATCTTATCACCAGCAAGATTAGTAAGACCTGCACCATTACCAGTAAAGTTTCCTACTGTCAGTCGATTGGTACTTGGATTATATTTAAATTGTCCACTACCCGAATCAATATAAGGTCTTTGATAACCAGCAGCCTGATTAGTACTGAATAATACTTGATAGTCTGTATTGGAACCAGTCTCGTCTACATTGATGAAATCAGCTCGGTTAGAAATACCAGAGAAACTACTACCAGTAATAGTGGTTGTGTTGATATTTTGAACACTGAATGTTCTAGTAGATGGGTTATATGTGAGTTGATTTGAATCACTGTCAATATAAGGTCTCTGATAACCAGCAGCCTGGTTAGTACTGAATAGTAATTGATAGTTTGTATTACTATTGATTTCATCTACATTGATAAAATCTGCGTTCAGTGAAACACCAGTCAGATTACCAGTAACATCACCAACCAAATCACCAACAAGGTTTGAAACCGAGAATGTATTTGTTGATGGGTTATATGTTAGTTGATTACTTTGAGAATCAATATAAGGTCTTTGGAATCCACCGCCTTGATTGGCACTGAATAATACCTGATGATTGGTGTTCTGTGTATTGGTATCTACATTGATAAAGTTTGCATTTGTTGCAATACCAAAGAGATTACCAATGATATTTTCAACAGTAAGAGTTTCTGTAGATGGATTATATGTTAGATGACTATTGTCAGTATCAATATACATCCTCTTATAATCAGTTGCACCTTGCTCACT